AGGTGCGAATTTCACATTCTGAGCGATTTGAAGTTGATTATCCTGTATATCATGAGGACTATCAGTACTATTTAATCCTCCAGCAAATGTATCTAGGAGTAATTCCTTAAGTGCCTTGCCCATAGAGCGTTACTCCTACTTGAAATTGTTCTTCAACTTCTTCTTTTACTAACTTTGCCATACTCGAATAATCACCTTTTGATAATAATATTTCCTCATCAACACGACGTCGTGTCCAATATTTCCATTCACAAAATAAATATAAAAGTTCATGATATTGTTGAGGTAAATCAATAAAATCACCATCGACAGTTGGTGTAGTAGGTGTTCTTGTCGCATAAAGTCGCAAAGTTCCTGTCGCTTCACTCGATCCAAATAAATTAATATTCATACCAATACGTTCATAAAATTGTGATCTATCATCACCATAACCATTTGTAGTTATCTGTTCTCGATTTAATGGGTATAAAAAAGTAGCTATTGGGGTAGCATCTGCTGAAAGTTTTGTAACTTGTCTAGTATAAATAGCAGTTGGGGGGATTGTATAAGATACGGATCCATTAAGGGTAACATCTGCATATTCCGGCAGTAACTTAGTTCGAAATGCGATATCACGAAGTCCACGAGCTACCATATTATCTATTTGAATATCAGTTACAAAATCTTCAGTGTCTTCATTAACATCAGATCTAAAGTTAAGTCTGAATTGGGCTAACGTAACAAGTTGGTTTGTGAAAACACTAGCAAATGTGAATGTTGGCATACAATACTCCTTATATATTATTGTAACAAATTAAAGTGATGCGAGATATTCTACCTTTTTTTTGAAGGCGGAACTATAAAAGTCATACCATCGGTGAGCATAGTTTTGAATTACGAAGTTTTTATCGACAACCTTCTTTGCTTCTGATCCCATTTTCATCCTGAAAAATGGATCATCTATTAATTTACAAAGATTTTCATACCAATCTTGCACAGTGTTGCACAGTAAACCTGTTTTACCATTTATGATATGTTGTTTATAAGGTTTGTAATTTGAAACAATGGATGGAATTCCATAATGTGAGTATTCTAACCATTTAATATTGGATTTGCTTTTATTGAATTTATTAATCTCAGGATCCACAATTGGAACTAATCCTATATCAAATAAATTTTCTGAAAACTTTGAGAAAAATTCTTCTGGTTTAGCCCAAGGAATATGTTCTGCCTTCAGCTCTTTATACATATTATGAAAAGCAGCACCCATAAATTGAAACTGAACTTTGTCACCATATTTTTGTTTTATTTTTTTTAATGCTGGCATGATAATTCTTATATCAGCATAATGACTATCACCACCTTGCCACCCAATTAAAACATGATCTCGTGGTTTCTTTTTACCTTCTGGCATCTCACTTAAATCTAAATAGTTAGGTAAAACAACTACATTTTGATTAAACTTCTCGAATGTTTCCCCAAGTTCTTTTGTTGTTGTTGTAATGGCATCTGAATATATACAAGCCCTTAACATCTTCATCATTCTTGATTTATTACGTTTAATACTAAAAGTGGCTGCCTTAATTTCTTCTTCTGTTGAATCTACGAATTCTTTTAAATGATCACAAATATCGTTATCTTTCCACACCCATTCACCACCAGCTTTTACATTATCAATTCCGGCATGTCGATAATAGTTATTAGTAGGATGAACACGAGTAAAATCATCGTCAAATTCTGCAATAAATAGTTTCGGAAGTTTCTCTAACATACATAAATCAGCGTATCGAGTTAATATGTCGGAAGGATTTGTATATTGATAAATAAATATATCTCCCCACTCTAGGGAATCTGCCATAAAGGGACCTGGGTCCTTTATAAAATTTTCGTGAGTAGTATCGATCCCAAGGACATTAATTAATCCACGTTTTTCAAGTTCTCGAAGTGGCCAAAGAATTCGGTAATAATAGCAAAATCCTATATTTCTAGTAAGCGCAACAATATTAAGTTTTTCTTTACTCAAATTGATCCTCCAACAGCTTGGAATAATTGTTGATATCCATCAAAATCTTTATCGGATATAAACTCTAAAAGTTCTTCATTCTTATGATATCCAACTAATAAAACTCCTAATCCTTTACCAAAATAGAATTGTGATGAAGGATATTCTCGAGATATCTCTGCCCAAAATCTTGAAACCTCAAATCCTTTATTCATATTATTAGTATTATGAAAGACCATGACCCCTTTATCACTCATTTTAGGTAGCCACTTCTCAAAGTTATTTTTTACTTCTTTATATGTTGGAATTCCATCAATATGTAAAAGATCAATATTGTTTAATTCAGGTAAATTTGAAGCTGTATTGAATTTCATTCTCATTAATGAAGAAAAATCTTTATAAACATCATGAACAGCTACGATTGTCTTATAAATATCTTCTTCATAGAATCCTGTAAATGCATCACCTTTCCAAGTATCTATTCCATAACATTTACATGGATATTGAAATTCTAATGATGATTGGCAAAATGAAAAGAAAGAAGTTCCTAAAAACACCCCTAACTCTACATACTTCTTGGGCTTTAAAATCGCACTTAAGAAAAATGCGAAGGGTACATAATCATGAAATGTAGAGTTAGGTGTCCACCTTGGATGCATAAAAATAGCTTGTCGATATTTTCTAGCAAATGGAAGATCTAGTGTTTCTAGGAATTTCAAATTCTTGTAAGATTCCGAATCCCATCCTCACCATATACCATCATTACACCCGGGGCAAATGTTACTGCTTCTGCAATAGAATTTGTTCCATCTGAATTTTTTTGATGTGTTGTTACTTGAAGAAAACAACCTCCTCCATTAACATTTGCAACTTTAGTTGATTTCATCCAACCGCCCTCTACAGAACTTGCTTTACAAAGTAATTTAAATGTATCTCCATCACCAAATACCTTTAAATCATGTATGTTTTCTTTTGCCCCTTTTATGCAATCTATATCTAATATCTTATCCATTATTTATACTCCTTTATTATCTTGTTGATATCGTGGAGAGCCTTTAGCTGCCCAATCGATTATAGTATTTACATCACATGAATCTTCTAATTCGTTATCCCACATTAAATCATCCATATCCATATAAGCTATTTCAAACTGTTCTTTAGGACTCCATGATTCATAACCATCAGGATATTTCACAAGGTAACCTTCATCATCACCTCTTTGATTCTCAGGAAGTTTCCATTGTTTATGAATATTATAATCTCCCCGATTCATAGGTTCTGCTTGAATAGATTTTATTCCAATATAAACTTTCATTATTTATGCTCCTTAATAATTTTTTCTAAAGTCTCGACTATTCTAGTGCAACTCTTTCCATCCACTAAAACATTGATCTTACCGTAGTTTGTGAACATATATGGTAGTCGTTGCTTGTCTCTACCTATAATAGGGATCCCGTGTGCCTCTGCGGTGATGTCAAAGGTGCTCATTAAATCGGTATATATTATTTTGGCATTTTCATATAAATATTTACACTTTTGGAAGTGGTTACTCCCAAAATTATCATATCGATTCGAGTACATAGGATTTAATTCATAATACAGTTCTCTTTGGGTATCATCGACAATTGAAGTAATAAAATTCTCACATTCATATTCTTTACAATAATCTTCTAATTGTGTTTTTGTTAGAGGAGGCTGATTCCATTCTTTAGGCATTCCATCATTTTCAAATAATGAATGTTGTGGAACATAAACAAATAATTTCGGATTACGTCGTTCTGGAATGGTTCGATCAAAATAAATATGACCTACGTGATAGGCTTTTAACCCCTTTGATTTAAGATGATTATAAGTCCAGTCATTATTACAAAGATAATATATATCGTCATGATACTGGCGACGAAGAGAAATACTGTGGTCAGGTACCCCATGCTCAAACCATATTGTAGGTGCCTCATATTTATGTTCATCTCTTCCATGATCTAATGTCCACATAATTCGACATTGATTAAATAATTCTTCAGGAATCCAATCGATACAATGGTGACTCATGTGATCTGGTTATGAAATAAATAGGGATGATATTTTTTTGCCCACTTAAGAAGTTCTTTTTGATTATTCCTAATCTGAATCGGTAGCATAATAAAAGCATCCGGCGGTATATCGAGTTCATGCTTAAATCCCTTTTTAGATGAGAATCCTTTAGTATGAATATAATCTGCCTTCTTTTCATCAAGATAGGCTCTATTCATAGGGTTTTTCATCCATGTTCGTACAGCTTGATTAGCAATCTCGATCTTTTGATCAAAATCACTCATATTCGGATTTATTTTATCCAAATCAATATCAGACGCAATACACATTTCATAAAAGTTAAACATAAATATCCATCACATTGTTATGAGATAAGGTAAAAAAATAGGGGAGAACGCTATAAACTCCCCTATTTCGTCCTTACATTATACCCTATGAAGCGATTACTTTTCCAGCCGCTTTCTCAGTACGCATATCGAGAGTAAGTTCACCCACGATTGCAACCTGAGTACTATCATTGGTTTTTGCTAACTTGAATTGTGAGAATCGTCTCAAGTACGAAACCTCAACCATATCAAGTGCTACTGCCAACAAAGTAGCATCGGTAACATATCTGTCTAGGATGATATTCACAGTTCCGAAATCGGAATCATAAATATTGATAGACAAGATTTGTGTTTTCTTCTCTGCATCGATATTTCGAGTGACTTTTGACGTCAACTTAGAAATACGACGTTTCAACTTACCACCAACCAAAACAGTATCCGGTGCTTGGCCAGTTTCGAACATTTGATCGAATAAATCATTCAATAACTCTTCGAAGGCTTCCAAGTTAGCCGTTGCAGTTCCAACCCATGTTGTTCCAGTTAAATTCGCAGTTGCCGTATTTGTCGTAATCTTTTCTACAAGACCAGACAATGTCCTCGCAACAGCAGTTGTACCAGAAGCGGAAGTTCCTACAATTAGGGCCTTCTCAACATCACGAGCCAACTCAGTAAATCGTTTCTTAACCTGATAATTAATCTCAGATTTAACACCACCATATTTTGCTACGGCTTCTTGAGAACCAGTAACACTGATCGTTTTAGTAAAGATCTGCATAGTGTTTGATTCAAGTGTTCGAACAGCGATTGTATCTGGTGTTGTTAGTGAACCACCTTCAGCGATTGCATTTGCAGCATCAGCCGCTTCCAAAGAATCTTGAACTTGTTCTTTAACTCGAGCGACCCCAGTATTACTCCCAAGCATGGAAAATAATGGAGAATCTTTAGGCGAAACGTTAGTTACGACATCAGATACATCTTGAGCGTTAGTAGCGCTCGCGGTATAGGTACTAAATAGTGTAGACATTTATCTCAACTCCTTTAATTACATTGATTTTAAAATATCATCTGCAATATTACCTAGGAGAAATTCAGTCGCATCTTTCTTATTAAAAGAATCTGGATTCCTTAAAACATTTAATGCTGATTTAACACCTTTTTGTGAGTCTTCAACATCAACTGAAGCAGGAGATCCAGAACCGGTCTGCCCACTAAATCCAGCGGGTTTTACAACCTCTGTCCGAACTTGAGATGGTGGGTTCTTAGCCGTTACCATCCCATAAATTTCATTCAGTGAAATTTGCTTACTTAAAAGCATTTTCTTAATTTCTGGTTTATCTTTTAAATAATCAAGAATACTATCTGTTACCTCTTTCTTTTCATCCTTTAATTCTGGATTACTCTTGAAAAAGTTATCTTCTTCTTTAGAAATCTGATCCTCTTTTTGAGTTGTGTTGATTCCAGTAACTGCAGCACTTAATTTCGCCATATTATCTAATATGGTCTTTTGCTGATTATGTAATATCAGTTCAGTATCACTCATATATTCAGTCGGATCAGGTTCAGGTTCAGCAGATTGTTCCTGAGTTTTTTGCATTGTCTCAGTAATCCCCTCGAGTTTCGCAATACGTTCTCGCATCGCATTCTCATTCGTTCTCGCCTCGTCTCGTTGCTCACGCATTTTATCGATTCGAATCTGAGCGTTAGGGGGATCTTCACTTACACTCGGGTCACCCTTAGTTTCTTGTGGTTTGAATTTATCAAACTCATTAACGTCTGGCTGTCGTGGTGGTTGTGGTTCCTGTGGCTTTTGAGTTTTTGGTTGCGCTTGCGGGGCCGGTTCATTCGGATTCCCATCTGGGAAAATCAAATTAAAAATGTCCTCCGTACCTTTATCAACTACCGATTTTTGATCTGGAAAATTGAATTCGGGGGCAACTGCGTGTCCTTGGGCCATGGTATATATCTCCTTACGTCTTTTTTAACGAGGGTGACGACCTCGTGAGATTTCTTAGGTATTATCTGATTTAGTAGGATCTTGTGCGGCATGTTCGCCAATTTCGATCAATGAATCAAGTAATGCCTTTACATGTAGTATACCATCCTCGAATTTCACACAAGAAACGACCAGATGTGGGTCATGGCTATTCATTCGTGCAAATCGAGGGATAGTTAATGCTTCTTCGATATCATTCAAAAACTTTTGTCCACCATAAGTAGCTAAAAAATCTTTAACGTCGGCACCGGCATTTATCTCTAAATTACGGTCATTATCGACTTCTGGTAAACTCATTAGTTATTCTTCAATTTATTTATATCCGCGATACCTGGGTTCGCCATATTGGCACGATCCGTCTGTTTTAACTCGTTAGTCAGTCGTTTATTCTCAGAAACAACATCTTTATTGATCTCACCTTGTTTCTCAGTAATTTGAGTCAATTGTGCGACTTGCCCTTTAAGTTTCTGAATGACATTGTCAGGATTAATAAATTTCTTTAATTTAGGGTTCAAGGACTCGGCCACTTCACCTAATATCTCAGGTTTATCTAATAGTTCCATAAACTCATCCGAGGTGGATGCAATTGAGAAAAACTCTAATATAGCGTCTCGATAGTCACGATTCTTTAAGAATTGTGACCCTGCCGATACATTAATCTTAAATTGACCCACAATTTGTGCAGGACTTTGTAATTTTGATGAAGATGTCCCATCTTTATCAAGAACTTCTATAAGGACCTCATCATCAAAAAACTGGATTAACATATCCCATGTTTTCTGCAAGGATCTCTCAATCAGTCGTTTCTCGAATTTACGAACAAATTTAGAGAATTGGGATCGTGTTTGATTCAATAGTTCACCAATCGCTTTTCCAGATCGATCAACTTGAGTCCCAGTAGGTGCCCCGGCTGCAAGATTAGTTGCACCTGTCCCATTATCAATCATAGAAGCAAGTCGAATAAGCTCCCCATTCAAATGGTTAAGGTCCATTCTGATATCTAATTTCTTAACCGAATCCTTCATCTTAGAAAACAACACTACATTCGGCATCTTACGTGCCTTGAGTAAGTCTGATTGCTTAATCCCAGAACCCGTAATAACCTCAAATGGAGCATTCAACTGAAAACTCAATCCATCAAGAGACTGATTCTCTTTATCGTTCATCTCAAATTGAAGTGCTTTATAAGGTGAAATGACCGAGTCGGAATTGAACTCACCGACCATACTGTCATAGTTACATAATGAGAATGTCTTAAAGCCTCCTATAATAGGTGACTCTATAATCTGAAGAACATGTTGTCGCTCTCCAATATCAATCCAATACTGGACCTTCATCTTTTTGTTGGTTTTCTCATCTCTGATTGTGAATAACCCTTGGAATCTCAATATCTCATAGGGTGCTTGTGGATCTTGTTGTGTAGCTTGGTCACCGATAAAGGATTTACCCTCACCAGAAGTATCAACATCACTGTCGGACATATTCCCAAATGTCGGCTGCATCTTAATGAGCTTCATAACCGCAGATTTCTTATAAACGCCACGCTCGGCCAATTCCAATAATTGCTGTGGACTCTTAGAGTCTCTATAAATGATGTCGTCTTTCTCAGGATCGTTTTGTAAATGATTAATATAAATACGGTAAATGTCACGAACCTCGATCTTAACCGTCGGTCGATCCTCAGAAACTCTCCGTAACTTAAATGTTGTTCTGGTTGACGGATTACCTTTCTGATCCACCATGGGAGCATTAGTCTCAGGATCCAATATAGGTTCAATAACCTTCTGTCGATATACTCCTGTCGATGTCTCTCGATCTAATATAGTCTCAACACATGTGGAGTCATAAATAAGTGCTTGCTTCATAGATAACTCGTAGTTATAAACATAATCCTCAAGATTAGAGTAATAACTCAACATCCCGAATGCCTCACGGCTCATCATGTCATTCTCAGGGTCCGTACCATTAGCATCAACTGAAAAGTAACTTCCAGATCGTCCAAAGATAGCGTTACCCGCTTCACTCTCAACGATATTAACGGCCTTCCTTAATATAGGATTAAATACCTTAGACTCACCCCGGTAGTTGTGGTCAGATTGAAGGAAAATAGCTTTGTAAATACGATATCTCTCATCCCAGTCATAGGTTAACTGGACTTGTTTACCACCTCTGATGAAGTTACGTAACTGCTTGTAGTAATCGAATTTGTTAATAACATGATCTCTCGCCATGGTATCGAGGCGCATACTTCCCGCCAGATTCTCCTTGGTGAGCGTCGGATCATATATAGGTTCCATTTTACGAATTGTCTCAGACATAATTACCTCCATTATACATTATAAGAAATCACTCAGTTCATATAACTCATCCATCGTCACCCGTTCTTCATTCTCGGCTGCTAAAGGACAAAACCCTTTCTGAATCGCCCATTCCAGACTATTTACCGCAGGACCCGACTTCTCTGAATCCTCCCACATCTCGACTTGGATCTCCCAGGCATCCGATAAACAGTCCACTACATCATCCTTAACACCAAGGCTTGTAACTGTAATATGCTCTAACTCTTCTTCTAACTCGGTATGCTCGTGACTCCAATATATTTTCTGTGCTCGAATAGGTGCCTTAAGCGCTTTAATCCGGAATATCTTAGCCATACTCTTACGTGTCATTTCTTGTATAAAGAAGAAAAAATTCTCATCAGCCATCTTACGTTCTATAAATTTCTGGAACGTCTTCTGGAATGCCACAATCTCAAAAGTGCATATCTCGGCATACCATTTCTTAACAAAATCAAATAATACCTCCATCTGCTCAAATGGGTCGGAGGTACGCCACCTCACATAGTCCAAGACATATAAGTTACTGAATTGGTCCATACCGGATGCCATAAATACGGTGTAGTCGGCGCCATCTTTCTCGGATATGGCAAAGTCGGTCGTAATTAATACATTAACCAACATATTCTTAACATAAATCTTCTGGTCGACCGGATCTTTCTTAATATCATCTTCTGAGATGTACATATACTCCGAACGATTAAATACAGCTAACCCACCAGAGCTAGGGTCGTTCTGGTACTCTTGTGCAAAAGTTACGGGGTCAACATGCCTCAACTTACGCAGGACGTCTAAGGGCTTGTGCTCAGGCCAGAGCGCTTTCTCGTTACCATCCTCATCTAATGAGATCGCCTTATACTCTAAAACCTGCCATGGAATATGGTCGGAAACCTTATTTCTAGATACATTTCTGAGTAGGGAATCATAGTGAAGTATGGTCCCTGTGATAATCACCTGACCATTACGTGACAGTGCTGGTAACACCGCATTACGAAACCAAAGGTCGAGCTTATCCCGACGATCCTCTGACTTCACTCCCTCGTCTTCCTCGATATCATCTATATAGACAAGGTCGGGTCGACCCTTCTCGTTAGCTCCCCGGATCTTCTGGCCGGCTCCCTTCGCTGATACCTTAACTCCCGTATTGGTCTGGAACTCCGTATCGGCCCACTTATCCTTGTTCTTCAAATACCCATACACCGCAACAAGGTCCGAATTATCAACAAACTGATCTCGTATCCATCTCAGGTTTTGACCAGCCATATCTTCTGATGATCCCAATATAATTGTATATGTAGTCTTTAAATACAGTATCTGATGAAGTATATACTTTCTCGCTGTTGTTGATTTCGCGTGATTACGTGGACAAATTACACAACATCTCTTGTAACTCTGGTACATCCCAAACATCTCAAAGTGGAAGGGTGCCGTTACGACTCGATCCTGAAGCTCCTTACACATATCCTCATCGAAGCGGTCAAAGTCATACTTATATATAAGCTTCCTTTCCTCATTATCAAGTCTCTTTAATACCTGATATACCGTCTTCAATTCCTTAGGGGAATTCTTAAGTTTACGGGCCTTTGCCTTCAGTTTTTTCTTATCCTTACGCATGCGGTCTAAGAGGACCTGCTCAGGTTCAGGTATCTGAGGGTTGTAATAACTCTCCGGTGCCTTCAATCGGGCAGCCTCGTTTATCTCCGTTTCTGTAAGGGGATTGTCTTTATTGTTTTCTTCTATCTGAAGCTCGGAAGTGGTCTTGGGCTTAGGGTTATCCTTCAACCACTTCCATAGCGTGACACCCTCTCGCCGGGCCTTCTCTTTCCTCTCTATCCAATCCGCAATATGGTCCTCACCTTGCTCTCTAAACTCTCGAATACGAGTTCTAGGCTTACCCATCTACTTCTTGGGCGGCTTTTTTTTCTTCTTATCTGGATGTGCTCCCATACCTAACTCCTAATTATAGGGCCTTGATAACCCTTTGATGACGGTAACCCTACTGCAGATCCCGCACTTCCTGTCCTCATTTTGTTCATCGTCTGGTTATTAGCTCCCGGATTCGATAACATACGTCCTCTCGGCATCCCCGGTACGTCTCTAATCGGGGATAACTCTTTACCACCCATGTCTCTTGAATCCATCATTGTTGTTGCTGATGCCATAACTTGTCTCCTTTGTCTTAGAATTACATTCATAACTCTAACAATAGTTTGTTTACCTTAAGTGTTGGTAAATAAACCCTAATTGTGACCAATATAGGTAGTTTTAATTAACTCCCGTCAACCATCCGTCCCGAATCCATACCTCTCGGTAAGTCGTTAAATCTCGTATTATGTCGCATCACACCGGAAAATGACCGGTCGATACCCTGCTTCATCCCTGACTTACCCGGAAATGCACGACTCAATGCGTTTCTACTGGGGGTGCCCTCCACCGTCCTCACCATCTTTGATCTAGATATTCCCATATCTCTAACCTCCTTATCTCTAAATTGCTTCTGTTTATAGTATATATTAATGCACCCGACTCAATTTCTTCCTAACCTCACTCGTATACGCCCTAACATCTCTTAAATTCTTACGGATACTCTTCTCAAGCTCCCTAACATTCTTGATACGACTCGTCTCCGTATCCTTAACATAATCGATAACCATCTGTATATCAGTCCCTAAATGCGTCAGGTATAACTCAAACAAACTGTCGAATGTCTCAATCTTCTCCTCAAGAACTTGTAACCTTTTCTCCTGATCGTGTGTCATTTGTTATCCCAGATACACCAATCGCCGTTAACAACCGATCCAATTTCGCATCAATCTTGTCACAGGTCTTCTCGATGTCCTCCACCTTATCCTCTATTGGCTTCAATATGTCGTCGAACTTCTCTCTCGATAAATAATTCTTTTGCAACTTATCCCAATTATAATAATTAGCCTCTAAATGGGCTTGCGTCACAAATCTAGAATATAACCTCTTCTCAATTCGAGTCGTCACTATCCATGCAATCCCTCGGGCCATCGCACCCATGACTATGACTACTGCAATCACTACCGACAATATAGCGCCCACATTATCTATTACCATCTTAACCAATAATCTAACCCTACCTCCCTACATCTCATCAATCGCTGCCATGATCTCAGATACACTCATATTATCAATCTCTGCATTTATATTTATATTAGTCGTCGGGAACTTAGGCTTCATCACAAGCTCAATCGCCCTCATCTCAGGCTCCGTTACCAAATAACCCTCTCCCACACACATATAACAGTCCTTATCGTCTCTGCTGCTATTTGAATTGCTAATGTCCTTTCCACTACCCCCACATTTCTTACACTGAATATTCCGGGTCGATAGTTTCTGTGATAATGCATCCCATGCCTTCGTCTCTACATCTTGCTTCTTTATCACATCACCCAGAATTACCGTCACATTTGATGCTTCCTTCACATCATCCAAGTGCACCGGTAAATGGTCCTCTCTATTAATAGGGCCCAGCATAGGCTCCTGTGATAGGGGGATATTCTTACTCAATCAAGTCTCACGGGATTAATCTCATAATAAAATGGATTCTTAAGATGTTTCTGTATGAGAACGGCTAACTCAACATGATCCTTAAAGGATTCTGATCCATACATACCAGAAGCATCCTCTGTGATCGTTGTGAGTCGATCATTCATCTCATTTAACATTGTCTCTACTTTATTATGAAGGTCATCATCTAAAGATGTCTCCATTAACGTTATCTCCATACCAGTAACTATATCCATATACGTCACTTCCCTTTATTCTCATTATATCATTATGTACTATACAGTGTTATGGATGGTGTGTGACCTTTATAATTTTTATATATTTTTTTTGGAAATTTTTGGACGGTATGGTGGGGGATTTAACCCAACTTCAATGCGAATATTCCAAGGTACCCGGAGGCCCGAAAAACCCAGATTTTCAGCGGTTTTGAGCACGAATTCCCCCGATTATTTGATCGTCGGAGGGGTGGGGATGTGGGCTCATCAC